CAGATACGCCAACTGCCGGTCGGTCGGCGGCTGTTTCAGCCAGCTGCGGGTTTTGTGAGCGCTCTCGTCGGTCTCGTTGGTGTTCAGCCAGTCATCGGCTGCCGCGAGGCAGACCATCTGCTCGCCGACACCGAGGAGCCGTGGCCGCTTCGACTGGGCGCCGCCGATGCCATACCAGCTGCCGTTGAGGAAGAAGACGCCCGCCCAGGCGTTGAAGCCGTTGGCGAGGAGCGCCGCGCCGTCGCCGTGCAGGTCGGACCACTCGAAGCTCGACCGTTTCAACAGGTCGATCTCGGTCATGGCGAAGGACCCGATCGTCTCAGGTCCACCGCGCTCGCCGGTGCTTTCCCAGACGTATCCGCATAGCGGGCACTCGATGACGGCCGCGGGCACCGTAGCTGCACATTCAGGGCACTGCTTGGTGGGCGCGTCGCCTGTGGCCAATCGGCCGTCGAGATCGACATCCTGCTCGAGCGAGCCGTGCATCAGGCTCGAGGTGCCGAAGTCGAGGATGATGCAGTCGGTCTTGATGACGCCGGGATGCTCCTCGGGATCGATGGTCCTGAGGCCACGCCCGACCATCTGGATCATGGTCGACTTGTAGGAGCTGGGACGGAGGAGAATGACGCAGGATGTCGGCGGGTTGTCCCAGCCCTCCGTCAGCACCGCGACATTGACCACCACCTGAATGGTGCCCTTGCCATAGGCGGCGAGCGTGGTGCTGCGATCGGCGTCGTTCATCTCGCCATGGACGACCGCCGCAGTCACGCCAGCGGTGGCGAAGGCCTCCGCGACGTTCCGGGCGTGGTCGACCGTCGAACAGAAAACGACCGTCTGCCGATCGCTGGCTTTCTCCTTCCACTCCGTGACCACGGCGTCGGTGACCGGCGCCTTGTTCATGATCGCGTCGACTTCGGCCATGTCGAAGTCGGCGGCGACACGGCGGACCTGACGCAGCTGCTCCTGGACGCCGACGTCGATGACGAAGGTGCGCGGCTTCACGAGATGTCCGGAGGCGATCAGCTCGCCGATCCGGATCTGGTCGGACACGTTCGAGAACACCTCGCGCAGCCCCTTGCGATCACCGCGGTTCGGGGTGGCGGTGACGCCGAGTATCTTCGCCTTCGGATTGCGGGCAAGCGTCCGCTCGATGATGCGCCGGTAGCTGTCGGCGACGGCGTGATGCGCCTCGTCGATGACGAGCAGATCGAGCGCCGGCATGGCGTCGAGATTGGCGTCGCGCGACAGGGTCGGCACCATGGCGAAGGTGACCTGGCCGGTCCAGGATTTCGTCTTGGCGTCGACGACCGACGTCGGGATCGCGGGGTTGACGCGCGCGAACTTGGCGCTGTTCTGGTCGGTCAGCTCGTCGCGGTGCGCCAGCACACAGGCCTTGGCGTCGCCGCCGCGGATCATGTCCCCGACCACCGCCGCCAACATGATCGTCTTTCCAGCCCCGGTCGGCGCCACGCCGAGCGTGTTGCCATAGGTGTCGAGCGCAGCGAGGCTGCGTTCGACGAAGGTCTTCTGGCGTGGCCGAAGCAGCATGACCCGACCTCACCTAGCCCAGGTGGGGCGAACGCCGGCCGCCGGCGCGGGCTGCGGCGGCGGAGCGGCATGGTGCTGGGCTTGGGCCGGGGCCGCATAGGACGGCTGCGCGGGCGCATAGGCCGGAGCCGGTGCATACCCCGTGGGTGCCGCATGGCCTCCCAAGGCGGCCGCATACTCCTTGTGGTCGCGCGTCACCGCCTGGCGGATGTCGTTCTTGTCATCGCCATTCGCATCGGTGCCGACATCGATGCGGGCCACGAACTCGATACCGTCGAGATCGGCGAAGCCGGAGATACGGCGGGCGTTCTGCGCCTCGGGCGAATTGTCCTTGTCGGAGAGACCGCGGGCCGAGTTGAGGATGCCGCGGACGAGGGAGCGGCCCATATTCGCCCAGTCCGGCCCCTTCGGGCTGTAGAGGCCGATCATCGACCAGACCTTCCGCCTTGCGAAGGGTCCCTCGAGCACGGTGTACTCGGCGTCGAGATAGACGGCGCCGGTCGTGCCGCGCTTGGCGTAGCCGCCGGTCCAGCCCTGCGAGGGATCATCGAAGCCGCCGGGGCGGATGGTGAGGCGCACCTTGGCGATCGTGCCCTTGGGGATGAGGTTGGCGTTCTGCCTGGCGTCGTTGAAGTCGTTCCATGCGGTCGTCATGGCAAAGTCTCCTGGATCAGGGTTTGGCGTTGGGGTGAGAAGCGTCAGCGTCCGGGGCGACAGGCGCCGGGCGGCTGAAGATCAGGCGCTCGAGTGGGGAGCGGCCGGGCTCGCCGATCTTGGTGATCAGGCGCCCGAGATGGGCCTCTTCGACGAGGTCGAGACGACCGGAGCGGTCCTTGGCGGGATAACCCCAGGGGTTCAGTGTCTGGCAGACGAAGACCCGGTGGAGCGTCTTGTCCGCGTCCGCCAGCTCGGTCATCGTCAGGACTTCGTCGACGATGCCGGGCAGCTCCAGACCGGTCTTCGCCCCGTCGATCTGCGGCACGAAGATCTTGCGGTTGAAGTCGTCGAGCTTCTCATCGAGGATGCCGACGAAGAACACGTCCTTGGCGCGGGTATGCTGGAGGTGCGTGATCCAGCCGATCATCTCGCGGCCGTGCAGCCCGTAGGCACCACGAATATCCGGCTTCCCTGTCTTCTCGGAGAAGGCCTCGGATTGCTCCTTGGCCCACTGGAAGCACAGGCGACCGGCGACGGTGATCGAGTCGACGAAGATCGCGGCGTATTTGTCGAGGGCGCTCGGGTCGCCGTACTTGGCGCAGGCCTCATTGTAGTGGCGCTGGCTGTAGGGCCGGCCATCGGGAATGGCGGGATTGGCGCCGCCGATGAACACTGCGAAGTCGCGGCATTCCTCCCAGGTGCGCGGGCGGATCGTGTCGCCGCTCCACCCCTCGATGGCGAGATCGCCCGCCTCGAGATCGAAGAACAGCGTGGTATCGGGATAGAGGGTCCACAGGAGCGAGGTTTTCCCAATCCCGCTCTTGCCGAAGATCGCGGCCTTGATGCCGCGGCGCTCGGCGAGCCGCTGGTCAGCGAGAATGATGGGGAGGGTGCGGCTCATGACAGCACCTCCGGCGTCACGGCCAGCTTGCCGGTACGACCGAGGATGGCATCGAGACACTGGCCGAAGCTCCAGTCGGGATGCTCGGCCCAGAAGCGATCCGCCTGGTTCAGGGCCTGCTGCCATTCGCGCAGCGCCCGCCGATCGTGGGCGATCTGCTGACGGCGGATTTCGATGGCGCGTTCAAAGCCTTCGCGCGACAATGTCCGCGTCGCAACCAGCGTCGCGCCATCGAGGTCCATGGCCACCGCGGCGGGCAGCTGGAATGGCAGGTCCGCCTGTGCGGCATCGGCGACCTTTTCCGCCTTGACGCGCAGGGCGCGTGCCCGCCCATCGATCCGGCCGACGACCCCATCGATCCCGGCCAGATATTGGCCATCGGCATCAATGTCGTCCCAGCGATCGACGGCAGCCTGCCGCTTGTTGATGGCGCGGCCGGCGATCACGTCGCCGACAATCTCGGCGACAACGTCATTGAGACGCATTGTTCCCATGATGGGCCTCCTGTTCGTAAAGGGTGCTGAATCCGGTGAGCCAGGCCGCCGCGCGGCGGATCGGCACGGTGTCGATGGCGTGGCGCGAAGCGGGCGGGATGCGGCGCACGGCTTCCGCGGCATCGGGCTGTTCGCCGATGAGTTCGACGATTTCGTCGATCCGCGCACAGATCGCCCGGTCCTCAACCGTGCCGAAGACCGCGACCTGGCGGGCACGCTCCTCGGGCGTGAGCGGCGATGTTTTCTCCGCCTCGAGGCGGCGGACGCTCTCCTGGGTGCGCTTGAGCCGGTCGATGGATCGCTCCAGCCGGGCCTCCGCGGCACGGCGCAGGGCAGCCCTTGTGGGCTCCTCGCCCCGTTCAAGGCGCGCATCGAGGGTGCGACGGATGATGCCGGGGTCGGCTGCCTCCGCGTCGCGGATGAGGCGGGCCTCGTGAATGTCCTTGTGGGTCAGACCCAGCTCGGCAACCGTTGGAACTTTCTTCTCGTCGGGAAGAAGGTCGGTACGCTGGCCCTGGGCGGAAACGACACCGCCATCACGTGCCGCATCGTATTCATCCGCCAGGCGCCGCTTGGCCCCGGCTTCGATGGTCAGCGCATCGGCCTGCACGCGATGGGCAGCGGCGATGAGTTCGTCATGGGCGTTCTTTGCCTTCCGCAGGCGCGCGCTGCGCTTCGCCAGATCGTAGGCGAAGCCGGCCATGTCTCGCGCCTCCAGGACCTCGGCGGCATTACGCGCGCCGGTGAGCGCGGCCGACGCACGGTCGACAAGTGTCGGCAGGTGACGGATTGCGTCGGGAACGGACGGGACGACGGTCATGACGGCTCCCCTGAGCCATCCGCTGCCGAACCGGATCCCGCGCCGGTATTGATCCTGTAGGAGGCTTTCCCGGTCTCGACCGTGCGCGCCGGCAGGAACAGCTCCCGCACGGGGCGGGGCCAGTTGGCGAAAGCCGCCTCGGCGACATCGAGTTTGATCTTCACGTAATCGGCCGGATCGTCGCCCCAGCTCTGGCGGATGATCTCGGCGGCGTGGCGGAGCTTGTCCTGGTCCCACTTCACCCGCTTCGGCAGGTCGGCGATGACCACGAAGCCGTTGTCGTCGAAGCGGACGGTGCCGGTATCCTTGCCGGCTTCCGCGCGGCATTGCCCGGCGCGGGCGCCGTAGCGGCGATCCAGCGCGGCATCGAGCTTGTCCTCGATGCGGCGGAGAGCAGCTTTCTGGGTACCGAGATCGTCGAGCAGGCAGGCCAGTTCCGGCGCCGAGAGGTCGGCGATCTCGGCGACA